GGAAATGATTGTTTGATTTGTAGTTATTATGTTTTATGTATTGGCCTGCAGTGCATATAGCGAACCCCCCCATTCTGTTCGCAGTTTAGGGGACTAGCCTTCTAGCGCCGTCGGAGCCATCACAGCTCTGTCCTTTCACGGATAGACGGTATGGTGGAGAAAGATATATTGTTAGCAAAACAGTGGACCTGCGATCCCTGGTAAACCAGGTGCCTTACATGGCCCATGGGTAATGGTCGAACCCATATAACTATGAGTCCATTCCTGTAACAACAGGACATCCCCTTTGGGGATGTAAGCAGAGTCGGTATGTCTTCTCCGCAATTCGAGACCAATTGGCCTCAGTTGCGAGGGAGGCATACAGTTCACGGATCATCCCGGGTGATGCCATAGTGTAATCACCATGTAACCACCGGGCTTCTATATCACAGATGACAGAAGCGATGTCCATAAATGACACCTGTCTGTCTAACACCTGTTTTATAGGAGCACCAGTGATCTCGAGTCCACGTCGTATCCATCTCTTCGCCATCTCGTATGTATCGTTCGATACATGTGATTTAGTTGGAGAGATAGATACACCTAAAGATGATAAGATTGCGGAATAAGCTTCAGCAACCTTATTGTCTGTTAAGACTATATCATCTCCGAGTAGCGCATATCGGCTTCACTGAGGGCTGTAACCAGCTCTCATTGCAGCAATACGCACGACAACGTGGTGGCAGAGACTAAACATCGGTCAAGAGCTATATGCCCCCATTGGTTGCCCGACTGCATATTTGTATTCAGTCTGGTTCCATTGGGCCATAAACGCTTGATCGGTCAGTAGTCTCTTCCATGCCATGGCGTAGTCATCACCTACCAGTGCGCCTAAGATTCTTTGTTGAAAATCAACTGGGAATCTGTCGGTTGCACACGATAGGTCATAACTCCAATATGGCCCCACAGCCGGTAACCATTTCCGGAAGGAGTCCTGCTTAAAGGTACAATCACCTTTCATCCGTCTCAGCATGTCCATTAAGGACGTGTGAAGAGGTTTAAGTGCTGATTGAGTCCAATAATCCAGGATACCTATTATTCTTGATTTCCCTTCAGGATCCTTAACGATTGACA